CCACAGCTCTCACGGAAAGGACCATCACAGAAAGTCTTTCGCGCGTTCGGCGTGAAGCCGAAGAACCCCAGGGCCGCTATCATAGCTGATGCGTGCTCAGTTTCGACAATGATGTCGTCACCAAACACGGTGCTACAACGCGACCCCAAGGTCCGCGCTAGAGTGCCGAAGAGAAGCGTCTCAAGAGGGAAAGTGAAGCCATTCCCCATTGAACTAAACTTCTCCAAACGAACCGTCGCCTTCCCAGGCAGGTTCGTGTGGCGGGCTCTACATGAGTCCAGGGCAGTGTACCAGTCGGCCGGTAGCAAGAGGCGCACAAGGCGCGTTGCTATCGTGTCGCTAGCACTGCTGAGATCAATCGTTGCAAACGTCCCAGTGCGTGAAGCGATGGCAGCCAGCCATCGATGATACTCTGGGGTTCGGCGCAGATTTACCCGGTAGTGTCGCTCGTAATTTCGTTCGATTTGTTTGCCAAAAGCGAGCTGTTGAACAACAGCTGCGCTTGCCTCGACACAACACCCGCGATGCTCTTTGGCATCTTTGGGCACAGTGAAGAAGCGGTTGGCTCGAACTAAATCCCACGGCTTGTGGGCAAAGGGCGTACCGGCGAGGTTCAACCTCGCCGTACCCTCTGCGTGAGCGTACATGGTCGGCTTAGACGAAAGCTTATCAGGTATTGTAACTCTGACGTCTGGATCGGATAACGTGCTGCCGCGCGAGAAGCGCGGTTCCACCATCTCCGGCAAACGACCGATCGCCTTTCCCACTTCGCGACGCCAGCGCACGATGAACTCCATAATAGGTGTCTCGTGCGCCAACAAGGCGCCGTGTTCGTAGGGGGCGAGCCTATCGTTGGTTGCCTTGCACTGAGCCTCCGCGGCCCAGAACTTGGCGATTGCTGCCTGAGTGCAAGTAGCGTCATTGCCGGGAAGCGCGAGCTTCCTGACGATGTCCGTCACCATCGCATCCTTGCGGTACACGACGGCGTTTTGATACGTACTTGCGGGTGGTAAGCGTTGCTCTTGAAGCAAGGCCCACTCACCACGGTTCAGGAGGGTCTCATACCTCCTGGCCCGCGATGACCCGATACCGCGGAAAACTTTCCGCAATAGTGTCTGAACTTGGTCCATACATACTCCTGCTGTTGTAGATCCGACTTAACCAATCCGAAGAGTCACGTCGCCGGGTAGGCGTCGTGCAACATCTCCAGGACGAGCGCATCCTTCATGATGTTTGTCAAGAAGGCTGTCACATCGTCCTTGCGAGACTCGGGGAAGTCGTCGGGAATCGACATGGTCACGTTCGCTTCAGCTGCAGATCCGACGGCCGTGAGGCCAGTCACGGCGTCCGTGTAGGACGACGGGACCCGGAGTTTCAGCGTCAGCTTGCGCGACTTGTTGGCGGTTTTGGCCGCCACAGCGGTGAAGCTAGGAAAGACCGAAGAAATCAGACCCTCCTTCAGCGCCCACATCGCCATGCCACCGTCACCGGCAGCAGGGTTAATGAGCGTGAACGTCTTCGTTTCTGGGGTTGATGCCCCGTTATTGACAGAAATGTCTTGCGCTTGTGGCATTGTGTACCTATTTTGTAAAGGATGAAATAAACCCTGCGACTTTCCGAAATTTCTGTACAGTTAGGCTCGCTGCGATAGCGGCTAGCTGCCAGTTAACCTCGGGCAGTTTTAGGATTAGCGGAGGACGGGCTAGGCCATTCAAATACCTATATTTCGACTTAACGCGATACATGGCTTTGCCATATAGCTCGTTGCGCCGCGGGTCACGATTTTGTGTCCCAGGTGTTGAAACGACTGTATACCCGTAAGGGAGGCCATAGGTGATGCTTGAGCTCGGAAAGGTTAGGCCGGCAAAGTCGGTGATCGAATTCACCAGCTGCCCCGTATTCACGAACATATTCACCACGAACGACCAGGGGACTAGGTCCCATGCTACGGCGGCCCCGTTGAGGAGCCCCGCACGTTCGGTCAACCAGAGATTTGGGTTAGTAATCTCGACGGTCGCCGATCTTGCCACTTTCAGATACCCATAACCAGTCCAGTATGTCTGCGCGTAGCCCGGGTCACCCCAGACTTCTTGCAAGTCGACTTGGGCCGAAGCCTTAGCCGTAACACGCTGGACCTGTGGTTGGTCATGTATCACCGTCGTAGCCGCTGCAAGGATGTCTTGGACCAGAGGTTGCCACCCGAATATTACTTCAAGGTGGGCCCCGGCCAGACGTTTAGCAAGTCTCTCGAAATCACGGCGGCGCGCTGTCCGGTGCAGCTCTTGGATAGACCTCGACATGGTGTCGAGGCCCCACCCAATCTGCTGGTAGCGTGCCGTTATCATTTCTTGAGACTGCCTCCAGGATGCAAGTGTTACACCCAGGGCTGCAGAGCCCTTATAAAGTTTACCGCGAAGCCTTGCGTAGGTCTGCGACTCTAGCCGTCGTGTAGCGCTGGGGATAGAACCCCAGCGCCAACACAGGTTTGGGTCAGCAGCATTCGGCAAGAACTGAGCGGCCTGGGGACCTCCCGGTTCCCAGCGTAGCACTTTCCATTCTTCGTAGGTCAACCCGTTGTCCCGCAGTAGCAGTCCGCCGCTAGGCGATCTGTCGCTGTGGTCCCACGAGTAATTCAACCGGGCGTCTTCAATGGTGAAGTCGTCCTGTCCCAGGTGGGACAATACATAAGACCGATAAGGCACGTGGTTCTCCTAAGCTGTGCTTATATTAACGAAGGACGTGGTCCCCGTTGAGAACCAAGAAAGACAGAGAGAGCGGGTTGCCCGGAACTAAGTCAGGAACCACCCGACATTAGTTTCCGGCGC